CTGTCGCCCGGCGCCGCGACGGCGCCGCCCGAGGCCGGCAGGCCGAGGCCGACGATCGAGAGGCTCTGCGTTCCGCCGCCAGTGTCATAGTCCAGCTGCACCTCGGATTTCACGGGTTGCGTGACGCCTGACGGATTGGTCCAGAGCCGGCCGCTGCCATCGACGATCAGCGGGATGTAGTCCGCATCGGCGCCGGCCAGGGCGGCCGCCGAGTCTTTGCGCACGGCCAGTGCCATGACGCCCACATCGCCGTCGGCGTGCGCGGCGTCCTCGGCCTTACCGAGGTTGGTGGCGGCCGTTCCAGGTGTGACCGAGCTCGAGATCGAGACGCTGCCACTCACGGGTTGCGTCGTCGTCCCCGTGGGGTCGGTGCGCAGAGGATTGCTCGATGTGCCGCCGGCGACGGCGCCGCCCGAGGCCGGCAGCGCAATGCCCCACATCGTCACGGTGTCCGTGCCGGCGCCGGTGTCGTAGTCGCTGGTCCTAGCCGGCGCGCCGGCATTGGTGGTCGCCGGCAGGCCGGAGACGCTCACCGAGCCGGAGACAGTCTGCGTGACGCCCGACTCCTGGAGCGACACCTTGAGGTTGCCGTTGGAGAGCGCGCTGGGAAGTTGGCCCATCAGCGTCGTAAGGCGCTGCAACAGGCGCTTGAACAGCGCGACCAGGCCGACGTTACTGGTGTCGGCTGGGGCCGCGGCGTCGGTCGTGGCGCCCAGCGTGGCGCTGTGGCCGTCAGCCTGGCTGGCGGCGGCGTGCGAGACTGGTTGCGTCGTCGTCCCCGTCGGGTCGGTCCGCAGCGGCGCTACGGCCGTCGCCAGTTCGGTGCCAGACGACCCGCGAAGCTGCACCGGCAGTGGCTTGCCCGCCGCCAGGTCAACGTCGTTATATGTGCCGTCCTGGCCCCAGCCGATTTTGGTGCGCGGGGCGTGCACGACGGCGCTGCCGATCGTGACTTCGTCGGTCGCCCACTTGGCGCCGCCGGAAGCGGGATTGCTCTCGACGTGGTCGGCCATCGGTCAGGCTCCGAGGATGTAAGAGCGGCCGCCCCCGCCGGGCGTGATGTCCTTGAACGTGAAGTTCATCAGCGGCCTGGTGGTCCTGTCCTCGCTCCAGGAGGTGCCGTTGAACGTCGCCAGGTAGAAGCCGTCGCCACCCGGAAACGCGGCGACTTCCGCGGCCGTGTCGGCCGTGAGACCCAGGACGGCCAGACCAGTCCCGCCACCGGCTTCGAAGCCGACGTAGTAGGGCGTGCCGTAAGTCAATTCGGGCGTCGCGTCCCAATGCAGATGGAAGGAATGCCAGTTGGCCGTCGCTGCCGCATGGTCGCCGTCCAGCGCGATCGTTTCGAGTTCCGTTCCGTCTTTCTGCCAGATGCCGATCTTGTACGTTGTGCCGGCAATGTTCAGCGTGGCGTGGACATCGATCGCGGCCAGTTTGAAGGTGCTGCCCCAGCCGGCCGGCAGCAAGATGCGCGCCGCGATCCGATGCCCGGAGACGGCATCGCTCGTCGTGTAGAGATTTTCCACCGGCAGGCCGTGAACGCCGCTGGCCGACTTGACGCCATACAGCGCCAGGTTGGTTTGTTTCACCCAGGCACCGGTCGTATCGGTCACGCCGTAGGGGAATCCGACCTGCGCGCCGAAGCCCGTGATGTGCCGACCGAAACTGCTATTGTTGGTGCCGTCGATCGTGCCGCTGGAATAGTCGATTACCAGGGCCAAACGCTCGCCCAGCGTCGGCGTGTAGGCATTCGCCAACGCGATCCATTGCCAGGTCGAATTCCAGGCCGCCGACGCGGGCGGGGTGAACGTCGCGCTCGCCGGCGAGCCACCACCCAGGACGGTCCCATCAGGATTCCCGCTGGCGTCCACACCCTGCAAGCTCAGGCGGTAGGTAGGCGGCGTGCCTGTGCGCGTGCCGTAGCGAAACCCGCCATGCGTGAGCGCGGCCGTGTCCTCGGCCTGGAAAATCCAGGCCTGCTTTTCTGTCGAGGCGTCGAGCGTGATGGCGTTGATCGACGGCCCGGTCGCCGCCAGCGACGGGCAGGCTGCCACGCCAAGATACGCGCCCAGGGCGTCGGACATTTTACACCGTGATGTTGACCGACGAGGCGCGCTTCAGATCGAGCGTGACCGACTTGCCCTTGATGTGCTTGCCCGGATCGAGGGCGTTCGGGTCTTTATTGAGCCAGTGACGGATGGCGAAGAGCTGCACGTTCTCCTTCCCCTTCTCGCCGACGTCGAAATCGACACCGTGCGATTGCAGGTGCGCGAGGTCGTTGAATTCGAGCGCCGAGCTGTCGTCGAACTTGACGAAGATGTGACCCGTGCTGGGGTCGGTCACCACATCGATGATCGTGCAGGAAACAGCCATTGATTGCTCCTAGGGACTGCGAATCCGCGATGTGTCAGGGTCGATCGAGCGGTGGGTCGGTGTGCGTGCGGGCCGCTTCGCGGCGGATGAAGCGTTCGTGGCACTTGTGGCAGCGCCGGGGAGCGGGCTGGTGGACGCTGCCGCGGCGGAGCTGGCGGGCGCGCCAGCCGGGGCCCGGCTCGTAATAGGGATAGTGGTCGGTCGTGACGCAGCCGCAGTCGGGTTCGGCGCAGCGGGCCGGGACGCCGTTGGCGATGGCTGCGATTGGGGCGGTGGCTGAGGCGAGGGTTGGAGTGACTGTCATCGGCGGCTGGTCCTCGGCCCGTCCTCGATCCGATCGAGCCTGGCGTTCACCTGGTCGAGCCGGCCGTTCATTGCGGCCAGGGTCGCGCGCAACGCGGCCAGCTCGTTGCTGACGCTCAGCGAAAATTGCCATGCGCCGCCCAGGACGACGAGGGCCAGGCCAGCCGCGGCCAGCCAGTCGGCGGCGGCCAGGCGCGTGCGCTCGCGCACGATCCGCGCGGGTGCGGCGGGCGCGGACATGGCCACCGTGGCGGGCGCTCGATCGCTGGTGGCGTGCGGTGCGGGCATCGTGGGGCGCGGGGACTGGGCAAAAGTGTCAAAACATCCGGCCGCGGGTCGTCAGGAGGGCCGCTTCTGGGAAGCGGTGCCACGCGGCCGGATGCGAGGAGGCATGTCGGAAGGCGGGAGGATGAAGGCGGAAAAGTGTGAGGCGAGCGGCCGGCGTCAGCCGGCTGTTGCCTGCAAAACGTCAGGGTGTGGCGGCAGCGGGACTTGGCGCGGGGACGGCCGGAGTACTCGGCGCCGGCGCGGCGGCGGTGAGTTTCTTCAACTCTTCGATCCGCTGGAGCGTGGGGCCGCGCTGGGCGGGGTCTTTGAGCTTCTGTTCCAGGACCGTTTCGAAGACGGGCTCTAGCTCGAGCATGACGGCCTTCGGGTCGCTCATCAGTTCGACCGTGTCGCGGATTTTCGAGAGCATGCCCGAGTAGTCGCCCACGGCGTAGTCCTCGAGGAACGCGGGGACGCGCTTGAGCCCCCAGTCGCGCAGAATCTGTGCGAGTTTCATCGCCGCGCGGCGGCGGTTTTCGATCTTGGTGTCGACGCGGAAAAGCGCCACGCCGAGCGCGGCCGCGGCCACGCACACGCTGACGATCATGATGATTTGTTCGGTGGACATTTTTGAACTCCTTGGGGGGGGCTGTTCCTCTGTGTTTCAAACCGTCCTGGTGAACAGCCGACCGTCCAGGTGAACAGCCGGCGGACGCCGGCCGCTCGCCTCGTGCCTGGTCAGCCGGACGCTTCGTGGCGCCAGGCGAAGGCCACGCCGCCGGCCAGCGACAAGAGGCCGAGGACGGCGGCCAGGACGAATGGGCTCTTGTTGTCGGCCGGTGGCGCCGGCTCTTGTTTCTCGTCATCGGGTATTGCCGGCGCGGGCGCCGGCGCCGGCGCGGGGGCCGGTTCGGGTTTGGGCATCACGGGCGGACACTGCCGATCGGGACAGCGCCGCTTGATGGCGTCCTTGATCCGGTGGCCGAGATCGTGTTCGTCGGATGCGACGGTCGGACCGGAGGCTTTGAAAATCACCTCGCCGTTGCCACGCTGGACGAGCACCGCCGGCAGCAGCGGGATCGCGCCGGAAAACTTCTCGCGATAGAGCGGGCTGTCGGCCGTGAGCAGGTGGTATTTCGTCTGGGTCTTGAGACTGGCCAGGCGCGGCTCGGTGACGAACGCCGCGACCAGCCGGCGATCGGCCGAACGCTCCTGCCAGTCGGCGTGCACCACCAGCGTGGTGTGCCAGACCTCCCCATCCTCGGGCAGCGCGATGATCCGTTCCTCGAGCGTGCGCTGGGCCAGGTGATCGGCGAAACCGAAGAGCATGATCGTGGCCTGCGTCAGGCCGTCGAGGCGGCCGGCCAGGCCGGCGGCCGCCTCGGCGCGACGATGCGTGCTGTAGCTGGCGGCGGTGAGGATCAGGATCGCGCCGGCGATCGCGGCGCTGGTGGCGATGGGGATGAGACGTTTTTTCATGTGACGCTCGGGGCGGGGGCGCGAGGCGGGACGGTTTGAAACACAGAGGCACAGAGGCACAGAGAGACGGACGGACGCGTGACGCTTCGCGCCGCTGCGGCGCGGCGCCATGGCGGCGGCGGCGGCGGGACGTAGACGGGCGTGACGGCCCAGCGATGGAGGCTGATCTGCCAGCGCATGAGAAATTCCGCGCGGCTGATCCAGCGGATGTGCGTGGGGTCGTTGTTGTCGAGCAGGCCGGCGCGCTGGTCGTCGAGGTGGACCACCAGCAGCATGTGGCCGGGGCTGATCGAGACGGCCGCGCCGCGGCGGGTGCGCAGGGCCCACTCGAGGAACGCCACGTCGCCTGAGCGGGTTTCAGCGAACCTGATCCCGGCGCCTTCCATCTGGCGGGCCAGGCCCTCGGCGTTCTGCCCCGAGTGGTGGTTATCCTGCCACCAGTCGGCCATGTCGTGCTGGCCCTGCCAGTGGAGCAGCATCACCAGGCTGGCATGCACGCAAGAGCCTTCGCCGTAGGGGGCCCAGTTGCGGCGCCGCCAGCCGTGCGGGATATCGACCTGTGGTTCGCCAGCCGCCGATCGGCGCGGCGGCGGTTGCGGCTGGGCGTGGGGCGCGACGAACGGCGTCTTGCGCGGCGCGCGGGCGTGGCGGCCGTGGTCGGTCACGCTGGCTATGTCGGCCAGGCTGGGCAGCGACGCCAAGCCGCCGGAGAGTGCGAGCATCAGGCACAGGCGGGCAATCATGCGGGCCTCCCGTGGGCGGCTGGGGCTGGGGCGCGGGCGGCGGCGGGGGCGATCGGCGTCAGGGCCTCGTAGGTGCCGCAGGTGCGCAGGTGCCGCGCGAGCGACGCGGGGCTGTAGCGGCCGGGGTGGCCGAGCGGCAGCCGGCCCAAGCGCATCAGCAGCGCGGCCACCATTTCCGAGCAGAAGAGCGACCCTAAGTCGGGATAGGGCATGCAGCGCGTCCACTTGAAGACGCGCGTGCCGGCCAATAAGGCGCCGGCCAGGTCATAGTCTTCGCCATGCAGGTGGCCCGTCATGCGCCGCAGCAGGTCGCGCTCGAGTGAGTCGAGGTGCCACAACGGCGCGAGCCGCATTCTGGCCACGCGGCCGTCATAGGTCGCGACGCGCTGGTCGGGGTCCTGCGCCTGGACGCCCTGGCGGTGCTGCCGGTCAATGCAGTCAGGCAGGTCACACAGGGTGGTTGACTCCCACAGCAGGAGCCGGCTGCCGTCAGGCGCGTCGGCGATGAGGCCGACGTGCGACGGGCCACAGGTCACCAGCTCGATGATTCGGCTTTTCCAAGACCGGCCCCAGAACAGCAGGACGTCGCCGGCGCGCCAGTCGTATCGCGGTTTGGGTGCCGAGCGCCACGAGTCCTGCCCCTCCGGGTCGGGCTCGCGTGGCGGCGCCAAGTAGATGCGCGGGAATCCATCAGGGCAACTCATGCGGCCCTCCGCACGGCGTTCTGCCACAGCGCCGGAAACTGGGGAGTCACCTTCAAGAGCGCGGGACCCATGTAGGGCCGGGCGGGAATCGTGATCGTGCGGCGCCGGCGCTCCCAGGTGGCCTGGCCGCCGTTGTTCGTGCGGCGGTAGCGCAGGTCGGCGCGGCCCCATTTCCCGCTGAAGGGATTGCGGGCTTCGAGGACGCCGATCTGGCCGCCGAATTCCAGGACCTCCGGGACGGTGCCCGTGACGGGCCGGCCGTCGCCGTCGAAAAAGACCTGGTTGGTGCGGGCGGGGCCCACGATCAGGCTGCGGCTCGACGAGTCCCAGGCGAAATAGATGAAGCGCTTGAGGATGCCGGAGTGGCTGGAGGGCGGCGATCCGGGCGCGCTGGCCTTCTTGCGTTTGCGGATGCTATTGCGGGCGAGCTTCCGCAGGAGGCCGCCGGCGTGTCTGAGCACGCGCAGGCGCGCGGCGCTGACGGCCGCCATGACGGCGGGCCGATCGAAGAAGAGGCCGCGGGCGGAATTGACAGAGAATCCGATCATGGCAACATCCGGAACTTGAGCGCCAGGACACCCTGGAAGAGTCGGTTGTTTTCGAGCTCCGTGAAATCCAGCGGCGCGGCCAGCGTTTCGCTTTCGATGTACACCGCGTTCAGGTTGTCATCGGGGCGGCGGTGCGTTTCAAAGTACTCTTCAATCTCGGCCAGGAACGCGACCAGCGGATCAATGGCCGCGTTGGTCTCGGCCGTGAGCCGCTCCACGATTCCCACGTGGATCGTGGCCGTGCGTTCGACGTGGTTGCGCGTGAGGAGCTTGGTGTCCCAGGACACGGGGATGACCTGGAGCCGCAAGGCGTCGAGGTCGTCGCGCTTCAAGACCGGCAGGTAGACGCGCTCCGCCACGTGCGGCCGCGAGAGCGTGGCACGGTTGAGCGCGTCCACGACGGCGTCGGCGACTCGCAGCAGGTGGGCGTTGGAGGGCACGGTGGTCGGCGAGCTGTTAGTTCTGTCGTGTGTGGACTCGCAAGAGCGTGCGGAACGGGTCGCTGTAGCGCCAGTGGGCTTCGCCGGCCAGCGGCAACACTTCAAACGTGACCGTGGCGCCGTCTATCGTTTCGTCGATCTGGTCCCCGCGTTCGGGCAGCGTGGCCGCGCCGCCCAGCACCAGGTCGTCGGCCGCAATCAAGTAGTCGCGCTCCTGTGCGTGGGTGATCACGCCGTCGCCCGCCTGGCGCAAAAGCTCGGTCCTCCCCACGCATGCCGTGAGCGCCGCCGACTGGCTGCCGCGGCGGTACGTGATCGAGACCCCCGCGTTGCCGGCCAGCGCCGCATTGTGCCAGCCGGCGGCCGCTTCAAAGATGTTGGCGATGGGCGTACCTCCACAGATTTAGGCCTCGGGCCGCAAACCGCCGGCTGACGCCGGCCGCTCAACGGATTACGTGGTGACGTTGCTCAATAGGTGCGCGGCTTCGACGAACATCACCTTCTCGTCGACATCGTTGCGGCAGCGCACGACGTCGGAGCGGATTTCCTCGCAGCGGTAGGTTTCGACCGTGCCGCCGATCGAGGAGCCGTCCTCACCCCAGTGGAAAATCCGGCCGACGCACGGCTCACGGATGTCGTTGGTCTCGGCGACACGGGCCACCATGGCATATTCACCGCTCCAGATTTGGGCGGGCGTGGCGGCCGCGCCTTCGCTGGCGCTATTGCGCGAGCCGCCGGCCACCAGGATCTTGGGCAAATCGAAGACCTGCGCCAGGAGCGCGGGCGTGATGTCGGCGGCTTTCGTAGCGGAGCCGGCACCGCTCGAGGCGATGCGGTTGATGACCTGCGTGCACTGCCGCAGGTTGCGGAAGACCTTGCGGTTGATGATCAGCGCATTCGGCCACAGGCCGGAGCCGTCGTACACCTTTTTCACGGCCGCCTCAACATCGTCGATCGGCGTGGCATTCGTGAAATCGTCCCACTCATTGACGATGGCCGTAGTGAGCGCCGCACCCGTCCAGGTGGTCGCGTTGAAGAGCAGGTCAGCGACCCGCTTCTCCATGTTCACCAGCACCGCCGACAGCGCCCGCTGGGCGGCCACCAGCTCGGCGTCGAAGTAATTGGCGTAGAGCTTGGCTTCGCGATCGTCGACGGGCTCTTCTGCGCCGTGCTCGTCGCAGCTGAACGAGTCGTCGGTGAACGTGAACTTGCCGCGGCTGTAGCCGGCGCCCGGCGCGCGGGACGTTTCCCGATTTTGCAGGAGCTGCGAAATCGGGATTTTGCCAAACTTCCCGGAGGCCACCATGACCTCGATCACCGGCAGCGCCTGGCCGGCGATCATGCCGCGCAGGTTGGCCTCGATGTCGAACTGTTGGAAGCTGGCGGCCAGATCGGGTCGCAGCGTGGCGAGACTGGTTGACGGGGAGGGCATGGGGGCTCCGATTGAGGCTTCAGGTGAGGCTGTTTGTGCGGTGGCGGGGCTTACGCCTCGACGGTGAACGTGCCGTTGCTGGGGCCGGCGATCCAGTCGCCGTTGCCGTCGGCGGTGAGCGTGACGTGCTCACCCTCGTCGTCGAACGAGACGTATTTGTCGTCGGCCTGCTTGGCGCCGTTGATATACACCGCGCCCGCCGCGCCGGGATCGACGCGCAGCTCCTGCGCGGTCATGGCGTTGAAGAAGAACCGGTCGCCGGCGATGGCGTCCTGCGGTAGTGTCAGCGTCACCGCTGCGCTGGCGCCGAGATTGGTGTGGACGCTATTTCGCTGTGCCCGGGTCAGCGTGACGCTGGCCGTATGGTGCGTGATCGCGCCGCCTGGCTCGGGGACGCGCAGCACCTCGATCACGTCGCCGTCGGCGGCGGCCGCGTCGAGGGCCACGCCCTCGTAGACCGCGCCGCCGACGTCGTTGACCTTGCCCGAGGCCGCGGCCCACACGTCGGCGCCGGCCGAGATGGCGCCGGCCGCGACCATTTTGACGGTGCCCTGCGCGCTGCGCAGGCGGACGGCCCGCACGTCGCCGTCGGCGAACGAGGCGTCTTCGAGCGTGCCCAGACCGACATCGGTCGCGCCTGCCACTGCCAGCTTGCCGGAGGAGAGCTTGACGCGCAGGTACTTGGCGATCGCCGCGCCGGCCGTGAAGGCCCGCAGGGCGGTTTCAACATATTGACTCATGGGGGCTCCGATTGAGGCTTGAGGCGAGCCCGCCGCGGCGGGCCTGTGGCGGGCTGTTACGACGGACGAGGCGGCGGGCTGCCGCGCGCTACTTGGCGTTGGCTTCGGCCAGGAAGGCCTGGTGGAGGTCGGGGTGCTGCGCGGCGACCATCGAGACGGCGCGCATCCGCGCGACGCCGGCAGCGACGAGGCGCTCGACGTGCGCCATGAACTGTTCGCGGGCCGCACCGTCGCCGGCAGCCGGCGTGCTTGACGGACGCATAGCCAGCGGATCGACGCCGGCGGGTTTCGCGCCCGTGGCGGGCTTCGGTTGGGCGGCGGCCAGTTCTTTGCGGGCAATTTCGAGGGCGAGCTGCTGGTGGGCCATCCAATCCTTGATCGATTGCTCGATCGAGGCGCCCGCCTTGAGCTGCTCGCAGATAAATTCAGGCGTGGCGCCGGAACAAGCGGCCACGATTTCCTGGTACGTGGCGGCGGGGGCGGGCATCTTCTTCGATCCTTTCTGTTGGGCTAGCGCCCTGGCCGTGGCCAAGGCGCGGTCATACGTGGCGACGCCGTCGATCAGGCCCAGGGCCTGGGCCTGATCGCCGATCCACACGCGGCCGTCCGCCAATTCGCGCACGCGCTCGATGGCCAGCCGCCGGCCGCCGGCCACGCCGCGCAGAAACATCTCGTTCAGCGCGTTGATCTCGCGCTGGAAGTCGGCGAGCTGGTCGCCGGTGATTTCAGTCCCGGGTGTGCCGGCGCCTTTCATGGCGCCCGCGCGGACGACGTGCACTTTGACGCCCTCGCGCGCGGCTTGCGCCGAAAGGTCGTGGACGACGCCGTACGTGCCGATCGATCCCACGATGGCCGTGGCATTGGCGAGAACCAGCGAGCCTTGCGCGGCCACCCAGTAGGCGGCCGAGGCGCCCAGGTCCTCGATATACGTGACGACGGGTTTCTTGGCCGCGGCAGCCGCCAGGTCGTCGGCCAGGTCTTGCGTGCCGGCGACGGTTCCGCCAGGCGAATCGATCACCATCAGGATGGCCTGCGCGTCGGGATCGTTGGTGGCGGCCCGGATTTGCCGGCGGGCCACCACTGTCGAGGCACTGCTCCCGAGCGAGGCCTGCTGCTTCGTCATCCGGCCGCGCAACTCGACGACGGCCACGCCGTCGCGGATCGGTACGTCGTTCGCGCCGGCAGCCGCCGATTCCCGCGCGGCCTGCGGCGCGTCGCCGGCCAGGTGCACAGAGAGCGACAGCCGGCCGAGTGTTTCGGCGAGGCCCAAGAATTCCTGCTCGCGCATGGCCCACACGCCCAGCCACTGATCGGCAAAGGGGGCCGTGCGCCAGCCGCTGGGATTGATCACCAGTTCGGCCCGCGGGGCCTGGAGCGCGGGGGCGGGGGCGGTGTCTGCCATTATTGCCCCACTCCATTCAAGCGCAACCCCAGCCGGCCGCCGAAGGCCTGCGAGTTGGGCGGGCCGTCGTCGGCCGGTTTGTCGGGCGCCCGGCCGCTGTTTTGGGATCGGCCGCCGGCTGCCGGCAACGCGATCTGAATGCCGTCGGGTGTCGGCAGCGAAATCAGCTCGCGCCAATGCACGCTGGCGGCGGGATGCGCGGCGTTGATTTCCTCGGCCGCTTCGATCGCGCGCACAATGGCCAGCTGGTTGTCGGCGATGATCTCGCCGGCGACTTCCTCCCAGTCGCGCCCGCGCGCCGCTTGAATTCTGCGCGGGCTATTGAGGCCGTTGCGCTGTTGCAGGAGATCGGCCGACGCGTCGGTCAACGGCTCGATGTACGGGAATGTTGGTGGATTCCAGCGGTGCGCGCCGATCGCGATCGTGTCGCGATCGGCGGCCCTGGCCAGCGCGGGATCGGTTGCAATCGCACGCCTCAGCCACCAGCGGTAGACGGGGTCGTGTAAGCGCGCGATGAGCCATGCCTGAATCTGCTTGAACCGCAGCCGCGCCTGGTCGATGGCCCCACGCCAGCCGCTGAAATTCGTGCGGCTCGGGTCGAGCAAGAGCACGTGCACGGGGATGTCCAGGTTGATGGCGATGAACGTGAGCAGCAGCATCGAGTGCGAGAAAAACTCAGGTGACGGGATGTTCGGCGAAAAGCCCTGCAGCTTTTCGCCGGGATCACCGAAGACCTCGAGGCCGGCCTGGATGCCTTCGATCGTGCGCGTGAAGCCGCCGGCCGTTTCTTCGGTCTGCGGCCCCTTCTGCTGGTTTCCGAGCGGACTCCACTGTGCATCGCGTTCATGGAAGAGCGCGATGAGCGCGGCCATTTGCGATTTCACCAGCGTCGCGAACTGCACATCGTCGTGCATGCCAACCGTGTCGCACACGGGTGCCAGCGCGGTGATGCCGCGCCGCTGCGAAAACCGGTAGGGCATGTAGAGGTGCAGGACCTGCCGGTGGCCGTCGGTGTCGCGGGCCGCGTAGGCTTTGATGTCGGCCACGCGGTTAAGGCTTTGCGTCGGACTCAGATCTTCGCGCGTGAACCAGTACTCGGTGCGGCGGGCCTGATCGTCCAGGCGCACGCCATGCACGACGTTCTGCCGGGTGTTGCGAGGTGTCCGACAGCGGTGGGCCTCAACCGCTTGCAGCGAGCCGTCGCGTAAGGGCAGCAGGAACATGTCGCCGTCGACGATCACGCTCGACAGCGCCAGTGCCTCGATTTCGGCAAACGTGAGCTCGCCCTCGGAATGGCACTGGTCGGCGTCGCTCGACCAGTCGGCCCAGCGGGCCTTGAGGTCGGCGTCTATGCCAGCGTCGCCCGTGTTCACGTCGAGTCGGAAGCCATCCTGCACGATGTTCGCCACCACGCGGCGCACGCCCTGCCCCACGACCTGGTCGTCGCGTTGGTAGTGGCGCGCCCGCTCGATCATGTGCAGCCATTGCGATTCACTGCGCAGGTGGTAGTCGGCCCCGCTGCCGGCCGGGCTGACGCCGCGCAGTCGCGACACAAACCGCGAGTCCTTGCCGGCGCGAAAATCGGCGCGGAGATGGCCGAAGATGCGGGCCAGGCTGGGCGTGGGCTTCGCGCGCTGTGTCATGGGCCTAGGTCCGCAGGTCCGCGCAATCGAGGTAGCGGACGCCGGAGGCGGCGCCCGCGCGGTGTGTGGCCAGCCAGCGGCGGGCGCGATCGAGTTCGCCGCGGATGGCGCCGGGCTCGAAGGCCACCGTGTGGCCGTCGCCGCCCATCGACTGGGGCCGGCGGCGCAAGAGAATCAGGCAGGCCGTGACGAAGGCGGCCGCCTTGGTGGGTGACGCGTCCTCCTCGAACGAGGCGTTGTCATCGAAAGCGTTCCAGACCTGCTGGTCGGTGCTCGCACTGGAGAGGGCGGACATCGGGCGCATTATCGCAGCGCGCGGCCGCAGGCGCTCCCAGCGGTCGCGATGGTACGCGTGGAATTGTTGGTAGTCGTGGTAGGGCTGGTAGAAACTTAGCGCGACGAGACCAGGCGCTAGGAATCGCGCGCCGACTCGGCCGCCGCGTCGGCGCAAGTTTCGAGTAAGAACCGCAATGCGTCGGCCGTGGTGAACACGGGACGGCCGTCAGGCAGCGTGGCCCCGGTCGCCCGCAGGCCCTCGCGGATGCGCAACAGCGCCCGGGCCGCCTTCGGCCCAAGCTGCACGTTGACGTGTGTGTGCGACGGGGCGACGAGCTGCACGCCGCCGACCGCCGCGTGCTGCGCCTCGTAGCCGGCGCCGGCGCCGGCGGACTGTGTCAGATCGCCGCCGATCGGCAGCGTCACGCGAATGCCGCCGATCGAGGCCGAAGCTGGGGATTTACGAGCCATGCGAATCGTCTCCTGATACTGGGTGGCTGGGTGGATTAACGGGCCGTGATGAAGAAGCTGCCGCGCCCTGGTGGCGCGGGTTGTAAGACGCGGGTGCGCGGGCCGTGAAGTGCATGCCGGCCGGCTGTGCTGGGAACAAGCTCGCAGCCCAGGACCGACGCGCCCACCGCACACCCGACCAGGCAATCGAGCCAGTGGTTCTCGGTCTGGTGCGGCCGGATCTTCCACTCCTCCACGCGCCGCTCGCCGACCTGGGCCTGCACGCGGTACTCGGCCGTGACGTGCTCGGCAAACAGCCGGTGCGTGGCTGGCCGATCGCCGAACAGGGACAGGCTGCCCACGTCGCCCGCGGCCGACAAGAGCCGCGCGGCGATGAAGGTCTTCCAAAAGTTGGAATCGAACAGCACGTAGCGCTGCGCACGCCGGCCGCCGCCGTGCGGCATGCGCCAATTGAGCCCCACGCGCTCGCCGGGCTTCGGCCGGTAATCGCTGAACGGTCGGCTGGCGGCGCCCACGTAACGGCCGTAGCTGGGATACGTGATGGGGCCGAATTCCGACTGCCGGCAGAACTGATACACCGTCGCCGTCGACTGGCCCCAGCCGGCATCGATCAAACACAAGCCCACGCGCAGCACAGCGCCGCCATCGCGCTGCCATTCGCGGCCCAGGATCTTGGCGGTCAGGGCCCCCAGTCCCGCGAAGAGCGCGCCCTCGAAACCGGTGCCGGGATGCGCGTGGGCCAGATCGCGCGGCGCGTCGCGGGCCGTGAAGTGCATGCCGGCCGGCTGCTCGGGGTAGGTGCCGTAGTCGATGACCGCGCCGCCGAAGCGCTCATCCCACGCGCACACGCACCAGAACAGCACGCGCTGCTGCACGTCGATGAACGCCGACAGCCTGGTGGCGGCGATCGGCGCCACGCCCCGCGCGTGGCGCGAGAGTTTTTCCGCCACCTGGTCGGCCGTCAGCAGGTCGTGCGCGTAGCTGTCCTCGCGGATCGGCTCGTTCTGGTATTCGGCCGCGAAAGCGATCGGGTCGCGCAAGCGCAGATTGACGGCGTGCTGGAGGGCGGAGAGTTCGTCGGGCTCGTGGCGCTCGGGCCAGGCCACGAGCGCCCCCTCGTCCATCGCCGCGCGGTGCGCGCGGTAGAACTCGGTGGCCGCGCGGCCGTGGTCGTCGCGGCGCAGCGAGTCGGCGCGGATGTCGGCGTATTCGGCCCATAACTTCTCCGCCGCGCCCGTGGGCCATTGGTAGACCAGCTTCGTGCGCCAGCCGTTCCACTCGGGGTGACGGCCACGGTCGAGGTAGACGTCGGCCAGGTCGCCCGCGCGGATCACCGTGCAGGGCATCAGCGCCGCCAGCTTCTGGCCCGGGCCGGCCAGGCCCAGGACGCCGCCCGTGATAATCCGCTCGCGCTCGGCGCACTGCGACAGGCTGCGCGCCGATTCGTCGGTCTGCGGATCGTCCAGCAGCACCAGCTCAGGTCGCAGCGTGATGCCGTCGTGGCGTTTGTGCGACATGCCGCGCAGTTGGCCCGTGAGGCCGGCCGTGGCAACCACAGCGCCGGCCGATCGGCTGCCGGGAATGCTGGGGAGCATCAGCCGTTTGGCCGTGAACTCCATCCGCACGGGCTCGCCGCGGAAGAGAAGCCGCCGTTGCGTGATGCCTTCGAGTGCATGGATCGGGTGGCAGCACTCGGGCCAATCGGCCAGCAACCGGTGGTTGCGTTCGAGCTCGACGCGCAGGTTTTTCACGCGGTCCATGGCATGTGCCTCGTCGGGACCGATGAGCGCCACGAACCGGCGGTGGCCCGACAACAGCGCCCACAGGCAGGCCGCCTCGCACAGCGCGGTCTTTCCAGTGCCGCGCGGCATTGCGAACGCCAGCAGGCCGCCATTGAGGACTGTGTGCTGGATGGCTTCGATCGCCCGGCGCTGGTCGGGCGAGAAGGGCAAATAGAACGTCGCTCCGAGATAGGCGCGGCAAAAGAACGCCAGGTCGCGTTCGGCCCGGGACCGCACGCGCGGCCGCCGCGGCGCGGGGATTTCACCGATGTCGCGGCCCGCCCGCGACTGCGCCGCGCCCCGTTCGCGGGCCGCCTCGCGCTGAGCCTCGTAGCCGGCGCTGCCGTCTGTGGCGGCCGTGCCTGCCGCGCGCGGCGCGGCGTGGCGGACTTCCGCCAACCAGCCCGCATACCGGAATAAGTCGATCGTTCGTTCATCGCCGATCCGAAATCCCGCCAGGCCGCGGTGCCTGGCCACGCGCCTGGCATCGAGGACGGGACCAAGGGGACCCGAGTTGAGGAGCCTCACGAGCTCCGCGGGGCGCAGCTTGCGTGGGTCGATCACCTCCGACCATGCCTCCTGAAGCGCCGCCGCCGCGCGCTCCAGGAGATCGCGCTTAGCAGCCATGCCGAGGCGCGGGTACCGTGTTCAAGCGCGGTGGGGGCGCTGGTCGATGCAAATTCTCAGCCGTCATGCCGCTCTATCCGGTGTGACTGGTCAGGCGGCCCCGATGGTCCAACATCGGGGCTGCCGCTTTTCCGCGCGGCCTTCTAGGCGCTCGCCTCCCTGGCGAGCCAGGCCGTGTAGTGCACGACGTTGATCGTGCCATCTGGATTAGTCGGCGCGCCCGCCTCAATGTCGGCCGCGATCGCCGCCTCGGTGATCACCTTCCCCCCAGGCCCAGCCGCGGCCGACAAAAGTCGCGCGGCCTGGGCGCGCGACAGCGCCGTTGGTTTGAGCGATTGATCGGCAGCGGCCGGCTTGGCCCGTGCCTTTCGTTTGCTCTGGCCGGTTCGGCGAACGCGGCGTACCACCGACCGCCGGCGCGCCTTGGCCGGCCGCCGGCAGCGCACAGTCCGCCGTTTTTCTCGCGTTTTGACTGCCTTCTTGGCCACCCAAAGAACCTCGGAATTCCGGATGGAATTCACATCAATACACCTTGATGTGTGATACCCGCATCGGTAACTGTGTGCTCGCTGGGTGACGTAAACCACAACCACCGAAGGAGAAACACGAATGAGCGCAAGGCAGAGGAAACCCGCCAAGAAGCCCGCGAAGGCCGCCGATCGTCTGAGCGTGATCGACGCCGCGGCCAGAGTCCTGGGCCAAGCACGAGGCCAGGCCCTCACGACGCGGGAGCTGATCGAGGCCATGGCGGCTAAGGGCCTGTGGAAAAGCCCGGCCGGGAAGACGCCGCACGCCACGCTGTCGAGCGCCATCCAGCGCGAGATGCGCACGAAGGGCAAGGCGGCCCGGTTCCGCCGAACCGAACGCGGACGATTCGCACTTGCCGACGGATGACCTCCCACGACCACCTGGCCACGTACGGGCCGCCCGCGGGGGCGGCCCCCGTTTTTTGAGTGACCCCACGAAAGGACAACCATGAACGCGAACGAGCTGACCTTCGGGATTGAAATCGAAACGATCGCACCGACGAGCGCCCTGGTGAATGATGGCCTGCGGATCGGACCCTACAAACACGGCATCCAGGTCCCCTACCTGGGGATCGACCAGACCACCGGCCAATGAGCCCGACAGAAGTCGCGCGAGTTCATCGTCGCCGAACCCCAGCGCGCCCAAATCGAACTCCATGGCCGCCTCGGCCTGACTTTCCTGTGGCCCCGGAAGTCTTTCCTCTGACATCGAAAGACTTTCCTCGCCGGCCGATTCACCATTCCCGGCCTTGATTGGCGCTCCGGAAATCGCTGTTTTTCCGGGTAAAGCCGCCCCGCGCAGGTCAGCCAGCTCGATCGGCAGAAGCGCGGGGTCCCACTCAGCCAGCGTCGCCGTCTGGTTGTCGGCAATCCGGTAGGCCTTGATTTGCGCGGCCGAAAGATCGCGCGCCACGTGCACCGGCACTTTCAAGAGGCCCAGCGACTCGGCCGCCTTGAAGCGCGTGTGCCCGCAGATGATCACGCCCTCGACGTCGACCACGATCGGCTGCCGAAACCCGAACTCCTTAATCGATCTGGCCACGGCCGCAACGGCGTCGGCGTTGAGCCGCGGATTCTGCTCGTACGGCCGGAGGTCCGCCAGTTTCCGCAGCTCGACCTTCATGCGATTCTCTCCGAGGCGGCCGCGACCCCAAAAACCAAAAGAAAGTGTGTCCCCAAAACCGGCTGTTCCCGCTGGTGGTCCGGCCGTTTTGGCCGGGAAGGACCCAGAGCCGGGGGGGTGGGATGGCCTAAGAGGTGGGCTGGCTGGCCAGGTCGACCTTGGCAGGCGTGGCGTAGAACTCGTCGTCGCCGGCCACAAGCTCGTAGCCGGCCGCCTTCAGTTCCTTCGCGCTTACCTCGCCCCTGGCGTGCGCGCTCAACAACGCCGTGCGATCGAAGCTCACCTGGATCTTGATGAAGCGCAGGGTGCCGGCCGCGAACAGCTTGAAGCGGTCACACGCGCGTTGCAGGTGCGCGATGACCTGGTCGAGCACCGTCGCGTTGCCGGCGATCGTGCCGCCGGGGACGGCGCCCAGCTTGTCCCGCTGCATCCGCCAGCCAATTTCGCCGTGGTTGAGCTTTCGCGACTTCTTACCGTCCTCTAGCAGATCGGCGCGATTGGCATCGGCCCACACACGCAGCCCGTCCCGCAATTGGTCGCGTCGCGTGGCGATCGCCACTTCGACGCCGTCCACCTCGACGACGAGCGCCGCGGCGCAGCGCTCCTTGGCTTGGGCGATCAGGCGATCGCAGTCGGCAGAGGCCTTGGCCTCCAGCGCGTCGAGGCGCCCGAGCTCGGCGAGCGTGCGATCGGCCTCATCGAGCGAGGAGATCGCCGGGCCGGATGGAGGTGTAGGTGGATTCGCGACGCCAACACCGGAAGAATTTCGGGGCATTGGGGTTTCGGCGGTCTTTCGCGCGGGTGTAGAATGCCCGGACGCGCTTCCATGCGGCGTCCGGGCGACCATCCTTGGCACAGGTGAATTGCCCACATTTTCCGCCGCATGTCAATGGCACTACATCGCTCTCTGGCCGTCAAAGTACCGCTGCGCGTGCACCGGGCCGTGCATTGGGCCGCCACGCGGCGCCGATGCACGGTGCAGGATCTTTTGCTCGAATGGCTGGGGCCGCACATCGACAAGCTGCCGCTGGCGCCCGAAGATCGAGTACTCGACGCAGACGGCCGGGCGTCGAGTGACGCAGAGTCACTTGTCATCCGCGGGTGAGCGCGTCGAAGGGATCGACGCCGTCGGCTTCGGCAGCCAGCGCCTCGACGATCAAGAGCCGCAGATACTCCGCAACTGGAACATTGCGTTCAGCGGCCGCCCGGCAAAGCTGTCGGTGATGCGGGCGCGCCAAGGTGCAGCGCACATTGACCGCGGGCGGACCTGGCGGACCAGGTTCCGGCGTCTCAGGTGGATCACCAGAGAGAGTGTGACGGCCGCGTCGGACCATGTAAGTACTCGGCGCCCCTGACAGACAGGGGCGTAGCAGTTAGCGGCCGGCACGCAAAGCCCAAGGCGCCGTTCGGATTCATTCGGGCGGCTTTCCGCCGAACGCTCGATAGGCGCGAATCATCTGTCGAATTCTGGCGCGGTCGGGCGACTCAAGGTTACGATCGGCCTGCCGTTCGGGACCTTCGTAGCGCCAGACTACGTCCTGAGCAGCGCCAACGGCCGTGAGGGCCTCGAAGTCCTTCGCGGAAACCGGAAGATCCGACTTTTCTAGGATTCCGTCGCGCAGGATGTCCTGAGCAGGAAACGGATCAGCGGGAATCTCGAAGCGCACCCCGTCGGCGCGAACAACGAAGCGCCGCATGAATACCCAGCTTTTGCCGCGAAAGTAGACCCGGAGTCGCAGCGGACCCGGTTTGCCGTCTTTGATGGCGAAGTAGAGCTCGCAGTCGCTTTCCGAGCCCGGGCTCGGTGAGTCCTTGTGGTAAACCCATGTTATGTCTTCGACCTTGTCGCGCATTTCGCGCACCGCGCTCATCGCGGAGTTTCGCTCGGTCGTTGACTTTAAGGTTCCCTTCTTTTTCTGGTTCCACGTCAGCTTCCCTTTAACCACGTTCGGGCGGACGATTTCAAGCGCCACCTCTTCGCCATCCTTGAGCCTTGCGATCCGCGCTTGCAGTTCTTCCGGGGTTTCGATGCGTTCGCCATTGAACCGGTCGACCTGGTCGAGGGCGCGAATTCCGGCGACCGCCGCCGGCGAGTGCGGCTCGATGTCAACCAGAATCGGACCGTTTCCCTTGGGCGCAACGTATTGTCGCTTTGAGAGCTTTGAGACGTTCGCGGCTGGCACGCTGCGAACAAACCCTAGAGTCGGGGCCTCCCAATCGATTTCATTGGCGTCAGAAAACACCAGCGGAATCGTCAGGACGTGGAGCAGCAGCATGGAGCACCTCTCTGAGTCAGCAGACGACTGGCAGTATTTGGCCTCCGTGCACTGCGATCCTGCCGCGCAAACCATTGCGAATCAATGGACTTATCGATACGAGCACTGAAAATCCTGGTGTCGCCGGTTCGATTCCGGCCCTGTCCATTGGGGCTCGTGTTTTGGGCCATTTTTCCGGGTGTCGCCGGCGGATGGGGGCGACACCAGGACTGGTGGTCCTGGTGCCCGTTTGATCCAGTCGAGAGTCCGCCAGCCGCGAGGCTGGATGGGGTCCCTAGTGGCGCCACAGGCGCCCGCCGAGTGTGGCCGATACCTCTCGACTGGATCAAACGGGCACCAGGGTTGCGAGAGTCCGCCAGCCGCGAGGCTGGATGGGGTCCCTAGCGGCGCCACAGGCGCCCGCCGAGTGTGGCCGATACCCCTCGAAAGGCGGCACGGTCAGTGGAGTGTGCCGATTCCGGGGTCAGAATAAATCGGGATGGGAGTTTCGGGAATGACGCATTCTGCTGGAGCGACGGGCGTCGATAAAATCGAGGAGCGCGTACGCAGTCTGGAGGAGCATCGGGCATTCCTGAAAGGAGGCGCTGCCGTGGGGCAATGGTCGATGGGGATCGCGCTGACCGCGCTGCTGGGCGCGGCGACGACGTTTTTCACGATGCACGGCGATCTCGCCGTGCTGCGCGAGCGGAGCGTGCAGATTCAGGGGGACATGGAGCGCATCCGCGAGGCGCTGCGGGCGATTCCCGGCGGCCCGTGGCTGACGAGCTATAAGGCATCGACGGCGTACCTCGAGCAGCGCGGGACGATCCAGCGGATTGACGGCGAGTCGCTATGGATCGCGCTCGAAGGCACCGGCGAGCTGCAGATGTTGGAAATCGATGCCGATACGCGGATTACGGTTGACGGCGTCAAGAGCAAGGCGGCGGCGCTGCGCAACGGCATGAAAATCTGTGCATTCGGCCGAAAGAACGAGGCCGCCGTCCTGATCGACGCCTGGACAACGCCTGGGGCAGCCTGACGGCGACCGCTGGCTCCCCAGAAAAAATCGGGCGGCGCTTGACACGGCGCTGTCGGTCGGTACACTTGCGGCCATCACATCACTCGGCCGCAGACGCGCGTAGCGTCAACTCTCATTGAACCAGGCTTCGCGCCTTGTCGTGAGCGGCGGCCCTCTGGAAGTTGGTCGACCGTTCAGCCCTGCCTAGTGGGTGTGATCGGCAAGTGTAGCGAGGCTTTTTTCATGCGCCTCGGGTCTCGAAGCGCACTTCGAATCGTCCCCTAGGGGTCACTCCTTCGGGGCGATGCTGCGCGCGCGTGGCTCGGCAGCGCACGGTTCAGCGATTCGCGGGGAATGCGCGGGTTTGCGTGCGCGCGCAAGGATTTCCGGGAAGGACGCCCATGGTGGAGGGATTTTCGTTTTTGGGGCTGGTTTCGTCGGCGTGGCGCATGATCGCCAGCGCACGGGCCGCTGTCGCGCGGCAAGAGTGGGAGTACTGGCCCCGACAGGCAGCGACGGAACAACACCGCACGGCTGCGATCCCCGACGAGGGCGCGCGCGATGCATCACCACCAGCCCCCACTGCCGCAGACGAACGCGGCGCTGCGACTCTTCGCGACCGACCTGCCGGTCGATCCGCGGGCCCTAACGCTACGCCAAGCCTACGAGCGTTGGCTCGAGCCCGATCTGTTCGATGCGGCCTACGCCACGCGGCGCGAATATGGCACGGCCCTGAACCACTGGGAGCGATTGACGGGGGACCCGCCGATTGCCGCGATCGCGAATGCCCACGTGCTGGCGTTACGGGATGGGCTTCTGGGCTCTCGGTATGCGCCGGCGACCGTGCGGAAGACCTGGTCGCACTTGCGGGCCATTTTGCGGCGGTTGTCGCCACAGGCGCTTGGAAATCCGCAGGGCGAAGGCATTTTGCAGCGGGTGCCGTGTGTCAAGATGCCGCGCCTGCGACCCAAGTTACCGCGCGTGGCGACGCACGCGGAGCTCGATCGGCTCTACGTGGCCTGCTCGGCCGCCGGCTGGCCGCCAGCCAGGTCGGGCCAGCCGGCGGCCGCGTTGTGGCGGTGCTTCATCGTGCTCGCCTACAACTACGGCCTGCGCACCAGGGATCTGTGGGGACTGTGGTGGAAGGACATCGATTTCGATCGCGGACTGTTCCGCTTCAGTGCGCTCAAGACGTCGAAACTCCAGGGGATGCCGCTCAACCGAGTCTCCCGCGCGCACCTGGCGGCGATCGTGCCGGCGTCTGGCGACGACCGGCCGCACGTGTTTCACCCCACGAAATCGCGACACCAGTTCTACCGCGAGTGGGCCAAAATCAATGCAGCGGCCGAGATGTCAGCGCCGCTCGAGTGCCGCGATCTGCGCGAGACGTGCTGCACGGCCTACGAAGAGATTGCGCCGGGAGTCGGCCGCTGGATCCTGGCCCACAGCGAGCGGGGTGTGACCGAGCGGCATTATCTGAATCCTTCGCGCATGGTGGCCGAGGCGGTGGCCAAGTTGCCGCAGCCGGCCGCATTCCTGGCAGTCTTCGAGGCGGAGCCGGCGGAGCCGGCCGAGCGGCAGTTGACGCTGTTTTAGGCACCAAGGTCTGCCTTCTAACGGCGGCCCCCGGCCGGCTGGCGGTCACACTCGGTTCGCGCTCGCGCACCACGAGCGTCGTGCCGCGGCCGGCCGGGGCGATGGCGGCCAGACTTGCCAGGCCCGTCGGACCTCGCGTCTGGTCCGTCGGCCGGTTGGCCGGCGCATTGCCGGCGGCGGGCCTGGTTTCATCTTTCGTGGCGGCTGCGTCCTCGCCGCCCCGCGCAGCGTCTCGCTGGCCCGCCTGCGCGTTGTCGCAAAGAGCGGCGATGGTCGCCGCCGGCGCGCGATCGGGTGGCGGCACATCCCGATCGCGCGCATTCATTGCCGATTCCAGCCGCCGGCCGGGAGGGAGCGCAACCCCGCTCAGCGCTCAGAGCGAGCGGGGCCGGCCGGCGGTTTTTCGCTTGGCCGCCGGGTCATCCTGGCCGGATCACTCCTGCACGCTCGATCCGGCGGCCTTCCGCCTTCCGCCTTCCGCCTTCAGCCGTGAGGTGAATGATGAGTGACAGTCAGCGCGACAAGTCGATCGAGGCCGCGGCCGGCGAGGCCGTCAGCAGTTCATTTCACGCGGCGCCGTTCGATCAGCCGGTCAAAATCGAGCTGCACGTGCAGATCGAATCGATCGAATGGCGGCCCACGCGGTGCCGCTGGGGCTGGCTGACGGTCATGCGGCGCTGGCTCGATCGCTGGCAGCGTCCGGAGCCGATCGTCGTGGCCACGGGCACGGCGCTGGTCAATGGCCAACCGCTCGGGCAGAGAGTGCGCACGATCCGCTGTCGCGGTCTGCCGCTGTTCGGCTCGATTTGGCGATTGTCGATACGATTTGCGCCGCGCGGCCGGCCAGGTCGGTGATCGTCGGCGCCCGTCGATTGCGTGCCGGTGGGCTGCGACGGTCAGGGGCAGAAGACGATCGAAAAGGATGTCGGCGACATCATGCAGGCGCTCGAACAGCACCGGCCGCAGATCAAGTGCGAAGCGCGGCGCGAGTTAATAGCGGAGCTTTTCGGCTCGAGGAATTAGCCATGACCCGAAAAAGGAAAGGCGGCGGGAGCACCGCGGGGCCGCGCTGCAAGCTCTGCGGTTGCACCAATGGCGCCGGGTGCCGCATGGCTGCGGATCGTCTGTGCAGTGCCTGCATAGAGGCGATCGGCAAGGTCGTCCTCGCCGCAGTCGATCTCATTGCGCGGCGGATCGCGGCGCGAGAAGAGCGCGTGATACGGCTCGAACCCGTCGGCCGCGTGACGGCGGTGCGCCGTCCGGGCAGGGCCACGTGAGAAGAACACCCATGACCACCACCCACAAATGCCCGATTGCCGATTGCCAGGTCGAGGTCGTTTGGGCGCGGCTGATGTGCGCCACGCACTGGCGGCTGGTGCCGCGCCGACTGCGCGGTCCCGTGTACCGGGCCTGGCATCACGGCCGCGGCTATGCGACCGAGGCCCACCAGCAGGCCTGCGAGGCGGCGATCGAGGCCGTTGAAACAATTCTGGGCCGGCCACGTCGGCCGGCCCAACCCGCGACCCAGCCCCAGCCCACGGAGCCCGGCCCATGAAACCTTTCACGCGGTCCGCCCGGCAACGGCGCGACGTGGCTGAATTCCGGCCGGCCGGCTGGCCGGCCCGAGCGCCGGCCATCGGCGCGGGGGCCGTCCTGCGCCTCGTTGGCGGCGGACCGATCTATGTGGGAGCCCGCTCTACGCAGCCGCTCGGGCTGCGGGGCGTGTATCGCGTCGTCAGGCTGTGGCGGCCCCCCAAGTGCCGCCGGCGCATCTACGCCGACGTCATGAGCGTGGGCGATCGACGCTGGTACACGATCTACGTTTCCGGGCCGCGCTTTCGGTCGCCCGACAACCCGTCGATCGTGATGCGCCCCTACCGGTTCCGGCAAGTCGCGGCCGCGGGGGCCGGGCCATGAACCAATTGATCCCGCTGTCCGAGGCCCGCGCCATGGCTGAGGAATTGATGACGCTGCTGGCGCCGGCCTGCGACCGCATCGAAATCGCCGGATCAGTACGCCGCCTGGTGCCTCGCGTCAGGGACATCGAGCTGGTCGCCGTGCCGCGCCTGGTCACCGACATGCATCGGCTGATCGCAGATGCCGAGATTTCCGCGCTCGATCGGCTGATCGAGGCGCTGGCCAACGACACGGAGCCGACCGCCCCACTGCGGTTCCATGCGCGGCCGGCTAATGGCACGCGCTACAAGCGTCTCTGGTGGCGACGGAGGGTGAAGGTCGATCTGTTCGTCGTCCTACCGCCGGCGTGCTGGGGTGCGATCCACGCGATTCGCACGGGGCCGGCCGAATACAGCCAGGTGCTGGTAACAAAGCGCAGGCGAGGCGGCGCGCTGCCAGACGACCTAGCGCAGCACCACGGCTGCCTCTGGCGTGGCGGCCGGCGGATCGAGACTCCCGAAGAAAGCGAATTTTTCGCGACACTGGGAGTACCGTTCTGGGCGCCGTGCGAGCGAAGCGCGCGGCGTTTGCGCGACCACCTTCGCGAGGCCGCGGCGGGCCGATCGCCGAATTTGGGCGAGGAGTGACATGGCATTGGTATTGGCACGGCAAGCTGGGGAGTCTGTCGAGCTCGTGGGGTTCGGCCGCATCGAATTGGTCAGAATCGGTCAGGGAGGGGTGCGACTGGCGTTCCATGGGTTTCATGGTGTAGAGATCGTTCGGTCAGAAATCCTAGACGAGGCCGACCGGTTCGAGGCCCTGGAACAGCGGCTCGCAGCCAGGTCGTCGACTAAACTGGAGCGCTGAAGCAGTCAGCGCCACAGGCTCGCACCATGGCTCGCACGGAGGCGCACACGCAGGGGTGCTTGCTTTTCAGCCGCGACGAAAAACGCGCGCTGCTCGATCGTCTGCTGTCGGCCAAATTCGCAGCGGGCCCGCAGCCGCTCCTGGCGGCGCTCGTCGATCTGCTGTGGGCGATCGAGCTTTCGACGACAGCTGACGGCTGCCGCGTGGCGCGCGACATCCTGGCGGCGAAGGCGGCAGTCTCGCGGCGCACGATCGCGCGCTGGCTGGCGATCGCACGACGTGAGCCGTGGCAGCTTGTCGAGGTCGCATCGACTCGCAATGCCGCTAGCGTGTACTGGGTCAATTGGGACCGCGTGAGGCGTCTCGCCGAACAGACGCAGTCGGTCGGCGGCGAGGCCCGCTCGGGGGAGAGCGGGGTCGGTCAGACGCAGTCGTCAGCCGATGTGCAACGCGCGTTCTTGCGGCGACCACCGGTGGGCCATGGTGGCACACCGG